CATGGATAGCCTGCTACCGCCCAACAGTTCGCCCCTGGAACGCAACCTGGCAACGGTCGGCGCGCGCATTTCCGACCTGCCGGCACCCATCAACTCCCTGTGGAACCCCTGGACCTGCCCGGCGCACCTGCTGCCCTGGCTGGCCTGGAGCCTGGGCGTGGAAACCTGGCCGACGTACTGGACCGAGCAACAGCGCCGCCAGGCCATCGCCGACTCGCTGAAGGTCAAGCGCCTCAAGGGCACCGTGGCCGCCGTGCGCCAGGTCATCGCCGCCATGGGCGCCGGCCTGGCACTGCGCGAGTGGTGGCAGAAGACCCAGCAGGGCACGCCGCACACCTTCGAAGTCCTGTTGACGCTCGCGGACGGCGCCAACCGACACGCCGACTACCAGATCGACCTCATCAAGGAGATCGAGCGGGTCAAGCCGGCACGCTCCCATTTCACTCTGAACCTGGGCATTGAAGCACAAGGCCGACTCGGCCTGATCGGCGGCGCTCGCCCGGTCATCTACCGCCGCCTGACGTTGACCGAGGCCACTTGATGACACTTTCCATCACTATCACCGACGCCGGCCGTGCCGAGCTGATTCAGAACAGCCACCTGGGTTTCAATGCCGTCACCATCGTGGCGGTGGCCGTGGGGGACGCCCAGTACGCGCCCACCCGCACCCAGACCGCGCTACAAAACGAAGTTGCCCGCCTGGCCTCCATTGCCGGCAATGCCGTCGGCGACGGCATCCTGCACGTGACCGCTCGGGACGAATCCGCCGCCGCGTATGATGTGGGTGAGTTCGGGCTAATTACCGACAAGGGCACGCTGTTCGCCGTGTACTCCCAGCCGGCGGCCGCAGGCTGGATCATTCAGAAAGCAGCGCCCAGCATCATGCTGCTGGCTACCGACGTGCTGCTCGAAGACATCGAGGCCGAGCAGATTCAGTTCGGCGATGTCGTGTTTCTCAACCCGCCGGCGACGACTGATATGGCGGGCGTTGTGGAACTGGCGGATGACGCCGAAGCTGCTGCCGCTGAAGACAATCGGCGTTCGTTGACGCCCCGTGGCGCCCGGAAGTTCCTGGACGCGGACACGACCAAGGAGCCAGCCATCGCGCTCGGCAATGCCGCTCAGTTCTGGCGGGGCGACAAGACCTGGGCGGATCTCGCCACGGCGGTGCGCGCTGCCGTCCTGACCGGCCTGTCCACCGCCACTGCCACAGCCGTCGCCGCCACCGACACGCTGCTAGTCGCCCTGGGCAAGCTCCAGGCGCAGGTCACCAGCCTCGGCACCAACAAGCTGGACAAGACCGCCACGGCAGCCGCCGCAACCAAGCTGGCCACCGCTCGGACCATCAACGGCGTCAACTTCGACGGCTCGGCGAACATCTCGATTTCCGCACCGGCCAACGGCGGCACCTCGGCGGCGTGCTCTGGCAACGCGGCAACGGCGACCAAGCTGGCAACCGCCCGAACCATCAACGGTGTGGCATTTGATGGTTCGGCGAACATTTCCATTTCGGCCGCAGCTACACCTGCGTCGGTAATGTCAGCGATTGCGGGCGCGGGCCTTGGCGATGTAGGTACCTATGCGCTCCTTTCGCCGACCGCAGGAAACGGATGCGGCCCAGGCGAGTTACGGTCTGGCTCAGTACTGCGGTATTCGTCTGGCGCCGCGTCGACGGTATCGACTCCCGCCCCACCGGGGACGTGGATGTGTATGGGTAGAGCACAAGATAGTGGTGCCGCATCCGTATTTCTGAGGATCTCCTAATAATGCTTCGCAACGCACAGATCAACAGCCTCGGCACCATCGACTGCGAGCTTGACCATCCTATTCATGGCTGGATCCCATTCACCGCCGTGCCCGATGACCCGGACGAAGGCGGCCGCGTCATTCACCAGTTGCTGGCAGATGGTCAGTTCGGCGTAGTCGCTCCCTATGTCGCGCCAGAGCCCGTGCCAATGACCCTGGAGCAGGTTCAGGAGCTGCGCCGCCGCGCCTACGCCGCGGAGTCCGACCCCCTCAAGAACGAGGCCGACTATGACTCCTTGGTAAACGGAGCCGCCCCCGACTACACCGCCTGGATGGCGGCGGTCGAGGCGATCAAGGCCCGCTACCCGCTGCCCGTCGAGTTGTAACCCGCCCCGCTACAACTCCCACCGCTCGAACCACCCACGCGCGCGCGTCACCCTGCGCAGGACTATCACCTCCTGCGCAGGTTTTCCCCCATGAGTGACTACCACCACGGCGTCCGGGTCCTCGAAATCAACGAGGGCACGCGGCCCATCCGCACTGTCTCCACCGCCACCGTCGGCATGATCTGCACCGGCAGCGACGCCGACGAAACCGTATTCCCCCTCAACAAGCCCGTGTTGCTCACCGACGTGCTGCGCGCGTCCGGCTCGGCCGGCGAGCTGGGCACCCTGGCCCGCAGCCTGGATGCCATCGCCGACAACGCCAGCCCGGTAACCGTGGTGGTGCGCGTGCCCGACGGCGAAGGCGTCGACGACGAGGCCAAGGCCGCCGACCAGGCCGTCAAGGTCATCGGCGGCGTGACGCCCACCGGCGAATACACCGGCCTCAAGGCGCTGCTGGCTGCCGAATCCATGCTGGGCGTGCGTCCGCGCATCCTGGGCGTGCCTGGGCTGGATACCCTGCCGGTCACCACCGAGCTGATCAGCATCGCCCAGAAGCTGCGCGGCTTCGCCTACGCCAGCTGCATGGGCGCGGAAACCGTCTCCGACGCCATCGCCTACCGCGACGGCTTCGGCGCCCGCGAGCTGATGCTGCTCTGGCCGGACTTCATGGCCTTCGACACCGCCCTGGCGGCAGACGCCCCGGCCAGCGCCGTGGCGCGTGCCCTGGGCCTGCGCGCTCAGCTCGACCAGCAGATCGGCTGGCACAAGACCCTCTCCAACATGCCGGTCAACGGCGTCACCGGCATCAGCAAGCCGGTGTTCTGGGATCTGCAGAACCCCGCCACCGACGCCGGCCTGCTCAATGCCAGCGAGGTCACCACGCTGATCCGCCGCGACGGCTTCCGCTTCTGGGGCTCGCGCACCTGCTCGGCCGATCCGCTGTTCGCCTTCGAGAACTACACCCGCACCGCCCAGGTGCTGGCCGACACCATGGCCGAGGCGCAGTTCTGGGCCATGGACAAGCCCATGCACCCCTCGCTGGTGAAGGACATGCTGGAAAGCATCAACGCCAAGTTCCGCGAGCTGGTCCGGGGTGGGTACCTGATCGGCGGCGAGGCCTGGTTCGATGAAGCCGCCAACGACAAGGACACCCTCAAGGCCGGCAAGCTGTTCCTGGATTACGACTACACCCCCGTGCCGCCGCTGGAAGACCTGACCCTGCGTCAGCGCATCACCGACCGCCACCTGGTGACCTTCGCCGCCGGCGTAAAAGGCTGAGCCCATTGACCCGCGCGGCTCCGGCCGCGCCCTAGGAGAGCGCCCCCATGGCACTGCCCAAGAAACTGAAACATATGAACCTGTTCAACGATGGCGTCAGCTACGTCGGACAGTGCAGCTCCGTCACCCTGCCCAAGCTGGGCCGCAAGATGGAGAAGTTCCGCGCCGGCGGCATGGACGGCCCGGTCGATGTCGATCTGGGCCACAGCGACGACGGCATCCAGCTGGAGTGGACCCTCGGCGGCTGGGACCTGACCGCCCTCAAGCAGTTCGGCATCACCAAGGTTGACGGCGTGATGCTGCGCTTCGCCGGCTCGGTGCAGCGTGACGACACTGGTGAAGTGAGCGCCGTGGAAGTCGTCGTGCGCGGCCGCCACACGGAAATTGACCAGGGCGAAAGCAAGTCCGGCGAGGACACCGAGCACAAGTACGCCACCACCTGCAGCTACTACAAGCTGACCGTTGACGGCGAGGTGATCATCGAGATCGACCTCCTGAACTTCATCTTCATGGTCGACGGCGAGGACCTGCTGGCAGCGCATCGCCAAGCCATCGGCCTGTGACCCCCACCCCGAAACCCAACCAGGCGCCGCCGTTCCGCAACCCCGGCGCGGCGCCCACCCCTGAAAGGAACCCAACCATGGCCAAGACCGAACCCACCACCGCCATCGCCCTCGATCAGACCGAGGCCAAGAAGAACCCCAACCAGGAAACCGTGCCCCTGGACACCCCCATCCAGCGCGGCGAGCAGAGCATCACCGAAGTGATCGTGCGCAAGCCCATGTCCGGCGAGCTGCGCGGCGTGGCCCTGCAAGAGCTGCTGAGCATGGACGTGCTGGCCCTGCGCAAGGTGCTGCCGCGCATCACCACCCCGAGCCTGACCGACCACGAGCTCGGCCGCATGGACCCCGCCGACC